GAGCGCTTCCTTGCCATGGAAGAGGCCAGGAGTTAGAGTCTCCTAACCCGCACCAATGAATTTGGTACCGTAAACAATTCGTGATTTTGTTAAATAGACGCTTAGGCGTCTTTTTTTGTTTGTTTTTAAGCTCGCCTTGCGGGTTATTTTTCGTAAAAGAGAGGCATGCACCGCAAGGCATGCCTCTCTTTTGTTACTCCAATCGGGACAACTAAGGCTCTAGCTGTTCCGTAGGGCTAGCAAAACTCCTAATGAAAGTTGCGAACGTTAACAATCTAGTTTTGAAATAACAATGATAGACTTCCCTGTTATTCAACTAATCGGCTGAAGTATTGATTAAGTGCAGCGACAGATTAGTTAATAACTGAGAATATCAAATCATTAAACTGCTAGGTGCTGCTTTGGCGAGCATGTGTTATCTGAGGATCCTTTGCTACAGTGTTAATCTGTGGAATATTTTAGAAATACGTGTTTGCCGACGCAGTACTTAGCGTAATTAAAAAGGAGAAAACTATGAAAAACAAAAACATCAACTGGAAACAGCTTTTTGAAAAGGCTAAATCAATTTTACTAATCATTCTCATCACAGCAGGCGTCGCATTTTACGCCGGCATACAATACCAAATGAGTAAATCAGTAGAAATTGACGGCAAAATTAAGCAAGCAGTTTCCCAGTTAAAAAAGTAGCTCGGGAACCGGCAGCAATTCCCGAGAACAATCGAAATGCTGCAAAGCTAGCCGATGCCGTCGAACCAACCGTACCGCAACCAAAACTGGCTGCGATATCGGGCTGCGAATTGGTTCGACGAGAGCTAGCAAAATATCCAGGATGGAATGTGCGCTTGATGATGGCGATTGCCAGAGCCGAAAATAGGAATTGTGATCCACTAAATCATAACCTTTCGGCGACGGAGAATCATCACGTGTGTATCGGCTCGTATGGTGTACTGCAAGTTGCTTGTGTGCACTTCAGACCCGACGAAGATAGAAACGATACGGCAACTGTTGTAAAAGTTGCTTATCGAGTTTGGCAGAGTGGCGGATATAGCCCCTGGAGTATGTATCGAAACGGAAGATATAAGGAGTTTCTAAAGTGAATAATAACGAAAACAGTCTGCTAGATAGTTTTAAATTGAAGTACAAACAGCTAGAAAGCGAGGATTATCTAATTTCATGACAAATTTTAGGTTTATTGTTCGCTGGACCGACTCTGACAATAAAGAACACTCAAAGGTCTATAGCGACGAGACTACTGCTAGAAAGGCTAAGAAATGGCTAATTGAGCAAAGTGTTTTATCGGTAGACATTGCAGTACGAATTAACGATAAAGACGTTGGTAATCTGAAAGAAGCTGAAAAACAATCTCAGAACCCCAGCGAACAGAAAGGATTTTGGTGGCAAGATTAAATGGCAGAAACAAAGTTAGGAGGATTAAAAGCCAGAGATACTAATCTCAAAAATAACCCCAACTTCTACAGAGAAATTGGTAAATTGGGGGGTCAGAAGTGCGTGATGAAAGGTTTTGCACTCAATCCGAAATTAGCTCGCCAGGCTGGTGCTAAAGGCGGCCGCATTAGTCGCCGAGGAATAAGTGAAGATGTACATAAAAGCAACTCATAAAAGGTTCGACATAAACGACGTGCGCTCTACTGCGTCTTGTCCTGAATGCCAGTCAAAGCACTTAATGCTTTCCCGGGGTAGCCTATCCTGCCGTAATTGCGGTGTAGAGATTGGCAGAATCGGGAAAACCAATAAGTACGGTGCTAAGCGTACTGAAATGAACGGTAAGATATACGATTCAAAATTTGAAGCACAAGTAGCCGCTGAGCTGGAGCTTAAAAAGAAGCTCGGTCAGATAAAGGACTACGACACGCAATATCGGATTGAAGGCTGGGTATACGATGAAAACGGTAATAAAGCATTCCCCTACCGACATAAAGTAGACTTCAGGATCCATAACTTAGATGGCTCATTTACTTTACGAGAAGCTAAGGGAGTGGAAACCGACGACTACAAGTGGCGGCGGAAGATACTAGAGAATGTTTGGCTTCCCGCCCACCCTGATTATACGTACGAGGTAGTATTCCAAAAACGTAACAAACGAAGTTTTAAGACTTCGAGACAATCTTAGGAGGTGAATAATGAAACTAATCGTAACAGTTGATCATAAAAGTAGTGAGATATCAGGATATATCACTTCAGACACTAAAAAAGAGAATATTGTGGCAGAAGTCTGGAAAGGCATCCAGAAACAACTAGAAGAAAAAGGTTATAAGATAGTCACTCTTTCTGTAGAGGAATATAAGGATAAATAAGACGAGAATCTATGTATGAATATAGCAAAAGAGCTAAACGAAGTTATACAAAAAATACTTAGCGGAACTAGAACGCCAGAACTATTACAATCCATAACAGATATTAATATAAAAGTTGCTGAGCTAGAAGGTAAAGTAAAAGGTATGCGCGATGGACTTCTCTATGCCAGCATCGATAAAGCGCCAGCAGAGAAAACCGAACGACCATATGTTGTAGATGTTCATCATTGTGTTTATAGAAATGAAGATAGACGAGAATTTACACAATATACCATAAAATTTTCAGACGACTCTGGTTGTTATTTTAGGAAACCTAAAACGGAGATATATGATGAAACGCTATAAATTACTTAAAAATTTACCGACATTCAAAGCTGGAGATTTATTCTATATATCTGAACACGGTGCTTTGGTCTATGATGATGGCGATTTTGGTGTTATGGCTTATGCCCAATCGACGCTTGAAAAGTTTCCAAATATTCTCACAGAGTGGTTTGAGGAAATCCAAGAACCGACAGACAGTATCCACTGGAAGCCTGAGCAAGGCGATGAGTATTTTTGGATTGATGAGTGTGGAAGCATATTGCCAGGTACCTTTTACAGAGGTGCCCTGTATGACCAGCAACGACTTACTTTTGGCAATGTTTATCGCACTGAAAAAGAAGCCGAAAAAGTCCGCGACCGAAGACTAGCCGAAGTCAGACTACGTCGAACATCAACGTTTGAGCCAGATTTCAAGAATGGCAAAGGTGGTTGGATCGTCGGCTATGACCATCAGAAGAACAGGTTTCTTTCTATGTTCGTTGGGACCGCTGACTACGGAGAACCCGTACATTACAAGACCAAAGAAGACACTGAAAAATCCATTGAAGAAAACGAGCAAGATTGGAAGATTTATTTTGGAATTGAGGAGGAAGAATAATGTCAGCAAATAAATTCAAAGTCGGTGATAAAGTCAGGGTACACATTGCGATGGTAAGCCAATGGAGTACCCATCGATCAAAAAGCCGCATACTAGGAAAAAGCTCACACGAGAGATGATTAAGGCTCGACGAAAGAAAGGACGTAAGGGGAAATTATGAGCAATAAAAAAGAAATTGGGAAAATTACAATTACAGTACGTAAGACTGATATTGGCTATGAAATTAGCACAAAATTTTCTAATAATATATGTGTCGATATCTCTGGGGTGCGTGCACTGATTAGAACTTTGCGCAATCTTGAAAATACTATAGCTAAACAAATATTTAGCTCTATGGTTGACGAAGACGATGACTTGGTGAAGTCAATTTTTCTCGATAATTAGTAATTACGCAATCGGGTACAAACCGTACCCTGTTAAAACCATTTTCGACAAGTGACGAAATTGGTTTAGAACATTAACATATTCAAGTGCAGGCTGCTGGCGATAAGGCGGTCCTTTTCATGGTTATGACAAACCAGAAACCGTTGCAACGGCGCCGCAAGAGCGCAAAGAGGGAAAACCTGAGTATACGTATCGTGTCTTTGTAAAATGCTCTGTCGCTGGCATCCTGTGCTTGAACGAACATTAACAATTCAACCGTATAACTGGACAGATGATATGCACAATCTTTACTCTGGCGCGCCATACCCACCCGGCGCAAGAACTAATGTGAAACGTTGTGAGTCGGTTTTTTATGTTTTTGACGCAGTGCAACGTGTATCGTCTGTTCAACTGGCAACATCGGTGTCTAGGCTTTTCATTCGCCTATAGAATTGAGTGCAGGTGGAAATTAGATTAATCTGGTGTTGTCAAATGGCTATATAAGGGGCTCAAAAGCGATAGTTTCAAGTTGGCGTTGCACTCTCACTGAGACTCACAGCTAGAGCTGGAAAAAATAACCTTTGACTTTGCAATTTAGGTAGCAAAATATGTGACCTTACGAAACTTAATTCCCTCATATTCGAGGAAATTAAACCTCGGCAAATCATCACCTTATGTAGCCAACCAGTTATGCGGTTGAAAAAACAAGAAGATAAGGAGATTAAAATGTCTAAAATAAGAACTTTCTTGGAATACATACTAACAGCATTAATGTTTGCAGTGCCTATTTACTTACTGTTTTCAATACGGATTCAGCTTTCTGATAATGTAGTTTCGGGAATCGTTTATAACAACCAAAACAATAGCATATTCGGCGGTAAAACACTTTTCAGCATTCGTGCGTCAGAAAATACTGTAGTAACAAAAGAAAATGCTAGTAATTTCTGTCTACCGCCAAACTCGCCATACATCAAATTAGTTAACGAGGCTGCAAAAGATAAAAATATTAAGGTGGTTGTTACAAGCAATAAGGTTTTTACAATAATGTCATCCCCCTGGCAGTGTGTTGATAATGTCAAGGTTGAGAGATCAAATTAAACTACACGATTTCGTGTAAATAAGGAGTTTCATAATGGCATTAAAGAATTACACAACAAGCATATCGGTTGAAAAGACGCTGAGCGAGATTCAGGGTAAGCTCGCCTATGTTGGCGCGAAGCGCATCATGACCGAGTACGACAATACAGGCAATGTTGTCGCTCTTAGCTTTCAGCTGGAGCTTAATGGTCAACAATTGGCTTTTAGCCTACCTACCGACTGGCGGCCGGTTGCTCAAGTGTTAGAGCGCCAGCGTGCTGTGCCAAAAAGTCGCCTTGAAGAACAGGCACGTCGCACAGCTTGGCGTATTACTAAAGATTGGGTAGACGCTCAAGTAGCTATCATAGAAACGAAAATGGTAACGACGACGCAAGTATTTTTGCCATACACAGTCACTAGCTCAGGCAAGAGTTTATATCATAGATTTTTGGAAGATGGACATCTGATGATTGGAAGCGGTGATGTCAACTAAACCACTAATTTTGTAGACATAAGAAAGGAAATGCCAATGAAAACATTGAATATACACGAGGAAGATTATGTTCTGATAATCATGGGGTTAATAATCCTAGCGTATTTTATATTCTTCATCGGCAAAATGGAAGAAAATAATCCCACATTATCTGGGGATGAGATTTGTCAAAAGCATTTTGGCAAGGACTATGTTTGGCAAAATGGTGGTCGTAGCGCAGATTTTTGTGTAGGAGATTCAGGAATACCAAAATATCCTAAAACCTGGAGTGAGAGGAGATATATAAATGGGAAGTAATAAAAATTCAAGAACACCAGAGGAAGTGCCTAAGCTGGTATTCCCGTGGTCAACGGAAGATGGCTATTTTAACGGTGATATGTTTGAAGACTGGCTCAATTCAAAGCTTGATCCTGACGATCCATACTTTAAGCTGCAGCGAATGATTAAAGCCAGAGAGACGGCTATTTATGGCCAGTTCGTAGATGAAGCTACCAGGATATTAAAAAAATCAGTGTTAGATAGAGGGAGGGTCTAATGATTTACGAAGTCAAAGTTCGAGTAGTACAGGAGGGTACTGTCTTTGTCGAAGCTGAAACTCAAAATGAAGCTAAAAAGGCTGCCACAAGTGATAGCGTTGTATTGAAGCCAGGTTTTGCAGACATTATAGAATACTACGCTGATGAGATTTATAACGCTGATAGCACTGTTGATAAATCAGAGACTGAAATTATCAAGGCGGAGGATGTGCTATGAAATATACAACTCGTACCGATAAATCATGCTATTGTCATACATGCAAAAAGGACTTTCATTACCTTGGTATCAATCGTCATGTAGCAATGCACAGAGATAAACGACAGCGCTGTAAAGTCACTTATACGTACGGTGACACGTATACATACCCTTTTGACGAGCTGAAAAAGAGAAATAATCAACCAACAATCAACAAAAATAACAGAGGTGAGAATGATGGAAAAGAGTGAGCAATCAACCAACAGTCAACGAGTAAGCGAGTTACGAGCATTTAAGGACTTAGTGGCGATGGCACTGATTTTTCTGATTGTTGTTGCAGCCATTGCACTTTTGTCTATGGCCATTGAACAGAATACAAAAGACTCAGAGGCTCGTTGTAAATCACTTGGTGGAGTGGCTGGTCAATCTAAGTGCTTTAAGGACGGGAAGGAAATCTAATGTTGGAGAAAGGGCAAGACATGAGTAAACGTTTTGACGATGACTGCGTATATGTCATTCGAATATTTAATCCACACACCAACGACGATTATCTTTTAAAAAACTCTATTAATGAAATTATCGCTTTCGAGGACCGTTTTGATGCCATTAATTATGCGAAAAAATATATCAGAAAAAGACTCCATGTTGAGTATTTTAGGGTTTATTTGGAACCTATATTCATGCTTGAGGGATTACATACACCGCTACGAATAATTCGTAGAAAAGTAAAAAATAAGGAGGAGTTATGAAAGTATTTATATCAATGCCAATGAGGGGTAAGAGCGTGGAGGAAATTGTAAAAACTAGGTCGCAAATTTTTGAGCAAGTCAAAAAAGATTTTCCGGGATCTAAATTAGAATTATTAGATCAGATTATAGAGGACGACTGCCCTCTTAAAGGCACAGACGCCAGAATATGGTATCTTGCCAAATCCATAGAGATTATGGCAGAGGCGGAGCTGGTTGTTTTTGCTCCACATTGGGATCTCGCATCAGGTTGTCGAGCTGAGAAGTTTATAGCTGAAAACTATGGCAAGTATCGCATTTTTAAGTAAAAGGTAAGGTTAAACGATAGAAATGACGAAGAGTGAACCAAGACCATCTATCCACTGCAACAAGTGCCATAAGCGGATAAAATACGACCACCACTATGGTTATAGTCACTATTGCAGTGGACGCGTGAAAGATATTTATAGAGCTGCACGTAAAAGGCTGTGTTCTGTAAACTCCCTTCAAAATCGTGATGCCCAAATTTTTGGAATGCATGATATTGCCGACGATTTAAACTCTGCGAGCGTAGTGTACGATCCAGAAGCCGATAAATTACTAAGAAAGGAAATTGAAATGAAGAAAACTGTAACAGATCTCCCTACGCCAGAAGAGGTCACCCGAGTCACTGCAACTTTAGATTTAGCGAGCAAACTAGATAACGCTGTGATTGCTAAATTAAGCAGCTCCAAAGGCAAAAGCTCTACGCCAAAAATCGGTGAACTGTGCGGCATTGATTTGCTACTTGATCTATCTGGCGCGCCAGAGGACGCAAAGTATGAGCTGTATTTTAAGGCGCGAACTGTGTTTGAGGACATTATGAAAAGGAAGTAAAAGAAAGCCGCCCTTGAGGCGGTTTTCAATTGTTCGGGATTTCCGAACAGTTCAGTTTGTAAACAATTCTTACTATTTCAACTATAAAGGATTACTTTATAATTTAACTTTTCAGTACTGGCGGTGTCTTACCACGTGGCTCAGCCAGCAATTTGCCAGTTTTCGGGTCATGCCAGCGACTCAAGTCTGGGACATTGTGCGAGTCGACCAGGCATTGCAGACAGTCATTATATGTAGAGCCTACTGGCATCTGCGGCGTAGCCTTACACTCACGAAAGTATAGACTTGATTTGGTGATGGTTATTTTCTGCAAGTTCATAGGTTACCTTGCGTATCTCCTTTTAACGAATTATAAATTGCGCCAATAACAGGCATTAGGCGGCTTATACCAGCTGCTATTATAGCGGCGGTTGTAGAGAACACGGCACTTCCTGTAAGCGCGTCCAGGCTTATCATAAAGTCCCGGAACGCGGAGACGCCATACAAAGCTGTAAATGTTGTCATAGTGCCTAAGAGCCCCTGTAGAAACGTTCTCATAGCCCTTCCGTTCTTGGTATCTACACTAAACAATGATTTTATTTTTTCCATATTTCCTCCTTATTTCTTAAATCCCTTAAATAATCCACTTAAGAATTCTATAATACTGTTTATACCTGCTAGGATTTTGTTCAATAAACCTTTATTGTCTGCTACATCCTGTTTAATCTTGCCTATTTCACGCATTACATCTTCGTTAGTCGGCTGTGGTGCTATAGGCTTGTCGGGTGTTTTTTCTACTTGCTTTTCCTCTTTAGGCACTACTGGCGCAGGGGTAGGTTTTGGTCTCTCTTGTGGTCGAGGCGTACCGAAATCGTTAGGTGCTAACTCTCTAGTACGCTCTGCAAGTACCCAAATGGACTCATTGCCCATCTTGACCAGTACGTAACTGTGTCCGCCGTCATTTTCTCCGCCTACAACATCCATTCCACCAACTAGTCTGAAGTAATCGCCAGTGTTTATATTTCCGCCAATTAAATACCCGTCTCTATCTACTTTAGTTGCTACTGCTTCTGGTATACCATTGTCCTCCCAGTCGAAATTATGAGATAATCTATTGCACTTAATCTGACGAATACCAAATACAGTAGCCACTTCATCGGCATAATAAACTTCAGGTAGCGCTACACGACGCTGTGGGGTTAGGATTGGTTTACCTACATATCGATAGAATGTATATGGCGGTCGATCTGACGCATTCCAGAGCCAGTCATGATTGTCTATTACAATACCAGCTTGATAGCGACAGTTAATTACATTATCTGAGTCGACAAACACTCCCGTATGCCCGAGAGCTCCACCAGAATTACCACGTATACCCCAGATAAATATATCGCCTCGTTGACATTGTGCGTCGCCGTTAGCGTCCGTTGGCACTCGCACCCAGCCGTTCTTTTCTAGCGCATCGAACAACGTATCGGTGTTACCAATCCAATAGCTCGCCGGCAGTAGACCTGCCTCTTTGAGCGCGTGGTATACAGATGATGAACAATCGTAGCTTCCTGGACCATTGCGATTGGCCATTGAGTAACTTACTCTACCCTTTCGTGCATAGAACCATGCTAGTGCTTTTTCTATCATTTTGTTACCTCCTTTACTTCCTTTATGACTTCACGGGTTTCTGGTTTAATTTGTTGAATTGAATTGATAAATTGAGTAAGTATGAAAAAACCAATCGTACCGATTAAAACAGTTAGTCCTGTATATTTGACTATTAAGCCAATAATTTTCTTCTCACCAATAATAATTGCTTTGATAAATACATTACCGTCTAGCTTCTCATTTCGCTCATTGATCTTGACAATAGATTGTTCCAGGTCAGACAGTTTTCCATCTACATATTTTTTACGGTCAAGATATTCATCCCTGTTTACTAGACTGTCTAATTTACCTAGTATCTGCGCTAATGAAGGCTCAACTACTTTTTCATTGAACACTTCCAGTCGTGCTAAGCGCTCATTTTGTTCGTTGTCTGATTTCTGCATATAAAAAACGGAAGCCTTTCGTGATTACGCGTGCTTCCGTTTTTTGAGATCACACTTTGTTTAACTTAGTTATATTTTACTATTTATACGATACATAAACAAGATTAGTTTTGCGTCGCCACCAGTATACGACTACAGCTCTGAGGAGGTTGATACAGGCAGGAAATGGATTGACAGAAAGTCAATCTATCGGAAATCTATAACTCTTACTACGAAGGGTTCTGGCACAGAAGAAACTGGAGCAAACAATGAAACGTTCGACTACATAGATAAGCTAATTTCTCTGGATGCTGTTCTGAATATGTCGAACGGCGAGAGATATCCAAACGGCTACACAAATCCAGGCGCGCCATCTTTACAGTATTTTCAGCTTAAATTCGCTAACTGGGAAGGTGACCCAAAAATATGTTACCAAACAAGAACTGTTGGCGTTGTAGCAATGACTATTTTGTATACGAAGAAATCTAAAGAGGACTAGATGTCTGCAACAAACCTTATATTGAACTCACTCTGGGAACTTCCACCGCCAAAATTACGAGAATCTGTGCATCTAGCTCTGACGTCAAGTACATCTCCCTTTTCCAGGAGAGCGTCACAATCTAGTGTTGGAATTGGAATAGTCATAGAGTTTCCAGAACCAGTAATTCGTTGAGACTCTTTGAATATATTGTCATTCTTGAAAATTCTAATTAAAGCCGTCGTACCAGGATTAAAGCCCGCTGAAGCTATACCGCAACGAGCATGAATATGATAGATACCTTTTTTAGGAATTGTTGCCTGATAGGTTTTAGTGTCTAGCATCTTGGCGGTATCATACTCGATAGTATCGAATGGAACAATGACATCTTTTGTTGAATCTAGCGCTGGCCACTGCCCAGGTGCTGTGGTGGCTGAAAACATAGGTATCGACGCAAAACTAATCTTATCTGGAGTGATAGCTTTATCTTTTATGTTCTTAGCCTCAACTATACCCTCTTTTAATTTTCCGTCTGTATCAAGGGATTCTAGTAGAGCTTGCGCCAGACGATCAGCATACGAAGCAGAGGCGCATGGCTGCACAATATCACCAACATTGCTACCATCATCTTCAGGACCTGCTAATAACTTCAGGTTTATGATACTGCTATTTGCTTTGTTGGCCACTCCTATCCAATCGCGAACAGTCCCCTCAATTACGTTGCCAGCAGAGTCGGCTCTATAGGTTATGAAGTTCATTGCCGTTTCTGTACTCCAGCCGCTTAGGCCGTCAGTTATCAATGTGTCGGATCCTGTCGCGCGCGGGCTTATCACGTGCGCTACATTTGGATAAGAGCCGTCCATTACTCGTGTAATTTTATCTTCAATACTTGCCATAATTTCCTCCTTTAGCTTAGATCTTTCGTACCAATATTGACGTATTCAAATACCACCCTTGACATCGCGTAGCTTACTCCAGATTCGGATGATGACCACCCATACTGTACCCACTGAGCATCCTCATCAATTTCCAACTCTATATCTTCGCTTGCTGAATTAAATATATTTGGAACATTCTTTATTCCGCTCCACTGCACGCCTGGTGTGCTCCAATGCACTCCTGGCTCACTCCAACCAGTACGACTTGACAATGCGCCAAAATATCGTGTTTCAGAAAAGTTCTGAAGCCCATCTTCAGTTTTAACGGTAGCATTTAACGTTATTCTTCCTTGTGGGCGCAGCAGGGTAAATACAGCTCTTAACACTCGTGCCCAATCGCGACCGGTTTCTTCGAATCGGAGTTGTCCGCTTTGTGCGCTCGTGTTGAATAATCTTCCGTCATCTACCGTTTTGACACTCTTTGATAGTTCAACGATCTTATCTCCTTGAACAATGAGAAAATGAGTTATACCAGAATTATCGTTATACAACGTCATCCAGTCAGCGCGAATATTCCACGGCTTCATCCATGCGCCCTTGCGCTCAGCATCATAAACCCAAATTTGATTATTATAGTTAGCTGCGACTGGTAATGCCCAGTACACACGCCCTTCAAATGCTAATCCAACAGCTTTCTTAATAACTTTAGTGTTCAGAGTACTAATCGCATCTTGAATAGTGTTAGTTATTCTCTTGGTAGATAATACGTTTTGTAATTGAGGCAGCGTACCAGTAGTCTTAAATCCATCGCGGCTTGGATATAGTAAATCGTTGTTGTAGATGACTACCGCGTCAGGACTGTCAGTGCCATCAGCTCCAGTATCTTCTTGGACCTGCCAAACAGTGATTGTATCTTCTCCATAAGTGATGTTTGTCGGTGCGATATAGAACCGCTTTCCTGTGCCGTTTGTGCCGCTGCTAAGCACGGTAACCTTTGGGTCGCCTTTTCCGTCGCGGTACGGTCTCACTGCAAACGGCACTTCCTTGGTACCATGGCCAACTACTGTATATCCACCGCCGTAGCCTGGTGAAAAGTCTAGTTCATGTCCGTAGTCTCCACCACGCCAAACGTAGAACAGGTTTTCTTTATCGCCTGTCATCCAAATGCGACCGTTTATCACGTCAGCGCGAGTTGTTTTTGGACCGGCTGTGTTATTGTCTTTTGGTAGCGGCACTGATACGTCTAGGCTTCTTGAGCCATTGTCTACAAGCGTCGTCTGATCCATTGGTAAAGCACTTGCTAATCGATATAGCGTTGGGTCGCCACCGCCGTCCACACCGACGCCGCAGTAAATATTCCATGATTTAGCCTCCTTGCTGTCTGGACGTTTAATAGTCAAGCTTTGCTTCTCGGCATTCCACATATCACGGTCAGTTGATACCGCTTGAGATAATAATGGAGATCCTGCTGTCTCACCAACGGTAGAGTTAAAAGTAACTGCATAGAAAACCTTAAATCCATTACCTGTAAGTCCAGTATTTTTGTCTAATATCGGTACCGCTGGATCTGCTATCTTCTGGAAGGCTACGATTTTCATAGTGGGGATATCTAGGTAGCTCAGTGTATCCTCACCGGTCATAATCAGCAGATTGTTACGTATTTGCTTAAAATGTCCCCGCGCTGATTCGTGGTATTCTTTTCCTTCGATCACCTGCCAGGCGATATCTTCGCCTTTGGCGACGCATAATTTAGTCTTGTCTTTGATTCGTTGTAAGCAAGCCAGCCAGTTGACCGAGCCGTTACTTGTCGTGCTACGGAATTCAGTTAATTCCCCCAATATTTTGCCTAGAGGCTGAGGACCGTACTTTGCTGTACCGCAGCGAACGGTAATAACAGAGTCTTGGTCAAGGATTAGGTTCTCTGACGACCTTAGCCCTCTTAAAGGCGACCTTCCATCGTCAAAAGCTGTCACCACTCCATTTTGCCAATCCTGCACCGCCAATCGCTGTATCTTTGGCGACTTCATATTTTTGGCAGGCTTCAGCATATATCAGACACTCCTGGTATCATATGCAACGGTCGATAGCTTGATTGAGCACCATTGTTTTCAATCATCTTCTGCATCAGCTGATTTGCCTCTTCAATTAGGTTGCCGTATTGATTTTGTAGAAGAATATCGTTGCGGGCGTATTCTGCAGCACACATGGTCACGAGCCACATTGGATTGTCTACAGGCACTATACTGTTTTGGTTGGCAAGTAAGGGTGCATGAAGATAAACAGGTATTGTTATCTGACCGCCTATCATATGGTCATCACTCCTAATAGGATCAATAAATACTAGCTTGTTGCCAGCAATGGTGCAGCAGTTTTGTCCCTTGTACATCCCTGCTTGTTCCGGTGGGACCGTAGTATACTCGCGCTCCTGCCCATCTTTTTTGACTTTGATAGTATCGCCTAGTACGTCGCTTACTTTTGCCACCTTAGTCATATCAATGGTGTATGCTTGATCTGTCGATAAAGTATCGATCGTGTATGCTGGATCGTATAAGGATTGCCAGTCCACATTTGGTTCACTTTCCCATTGCTGTATGTATAAATTAGCAATACCCAATATCTTCTGATATTTCTTGTCTGTCTCAGGTAGATTTCTTACTTTGCCAGTGGCTTTCAGTATGACTGCTGATATAAGTTGTTTAGTATTCATAGCGTCGTCTTCCTAAATTAAAAACACGGAGCCGGCTTATTATTGCCAGACGCTCCGTGTTTTTTCGGTGACGCTGTTTTCTTGTTTACTATTATAGCATAATCGTTGCAACTATGCTTTTTTGACGCGTATCCTAGGACTCTTCCACTGTTTCAGTGCGGCATTTACTTGTTTTTGGGTATTTATCTTACTAATGAGATTTTGACCGATTTGGTTGATATTCATACCCTGCACAGATGTTTGATTCGCTTTTGCAGCATATGATGAGATGTTTGCAGCGGCTTTTATTCCAATAGAAGCAATGCCAGAGTTAGCGGACCAGTCACCACGACCACCTCGGCTACGACCCGAGCCGCTCCGACTACTGTCACCAGACGCCTCTTTAGTAATTCTATTGCCATCAACATCAAACTGAGCGGCATTGAGAGCTTTTGCTTCCCATTTAGTAATATACCCCTCGGCACGTAGCTTATTGATGATGCCGTTTTTGGCAAACATCTGCCCGGTAATACTCTTACGTCTTCCGTTTGTAAGCGCTTGCATCAGCTCCTCGTGGGATGATTCTTGTGCCTTCTGACGCCAATAATTGTCCATCAGGCTCACTTCCTTATGAGTAGTCATTGCACCATACTCGATTTGCTCCTTGGTATAACCAGATTCCCGATAGTAGCGTTCTCGTACCCAATCTGGCAAGTCCTTATGTTTGCCCATGAGTATGTCTACGGCACTCTTGGCCTTATTAACCTTCTTCTCACCGTTTTCCAGCTTATTAAGGATATCGTTAGATGAACTGAATTCTTTCTTTATGGTCGATACACCATCAATGTTGTAGGCCTTCATCCAGTTACTATAGGCTTCGTCGCTAACACCTTGACCCTCTGCTAGAGACTTATAGTAGCTTCTCTGTACATTACCGCTCTTATTAACCAATAAGCCGTCCTGGATCTTGTATGTACCTTTTTTCAGTCCACGTTCAAAGTCTTTTATGGTTTTGCCTGTATCATCGCCAGCAGCTGTTGATGTGGAGGCTGATTTTTCGTCTGGGCGCAATGCATTTTTGCCGAACAGTAAAGCCTTGGCTTGATTCCATGCATTTCCAGAGTCTACTTCAAAGTTCGTATGCTCCTTGCCATTCTTGTCAGTATAGACATCTCCACCATCCTGTAGGACCTTTATGCCACTCATGGTTTTCTTTATTTGATTGCCTACTGGGATTAACCCTTGCAAGTTTTTCTGAGTATTCTCGCTATCACCTTGTGTGGCATAGAATCCAGCACCTAGTATATTAGCAGCAGTCTGCGCCACACCAGTAGCACCATCGAAACGACCTAAATCACTTGACTTACCAAACATCTTCTCTCGCTCAGATTTAGGAATTAAGTTAAGCGCTGCAGATGTAACTGGATTCATCTTTGACATTTCCGATCCAATTCGAGCTATTTTCTGCCCTAATTTGTCATCTTCACCATCATCATCCGCATCATTGCTCAGCACGTCCTTAATAGCATCATACATATTAGCCAATGGTTCATTACCGGTTACTAGCTTCATCAACATATTCATCCCGTATGCAACTGCAAATGCTTCTGCGGCTCGTGTTGCCGTACCGCCTGCATCTTTAAATTGTAATTGTCGTATTTCAGAGCCAAACCTCTTCACGTTTGCAATATTATTTTTCCAGCTCTCGTTAGTTTCATAGGTGAATTGCAAGAACATTTTGCCCAAAGTTGATTTATACACTTGCGGCATAGCACCAACACCACGTCCACCAACAGCACGTTCAGTTGCCTGATCGGCTGCTTTTATCAGCTGGTACCCTGTCAAGCCCTGCTTCTTAAATCTGTTGTAGTTAGCTGCCCAGTTGAGTTGTATAAACTTCTTTTCTACCAGATTCATGCCTGACACTACGCTAATTGCGTTGGTAGCTTTCTGGTAGTTTGACTTAATAAACTTGCCCTCAGTATCTGTGTAGCGCTCGCGTAAGAATGCCGACTTGCGCATTGCCTCTTTAGTATCTTTCTGGAATGCCGTTAAGAACGCACGACCAGTATTGCGCAATCCATTATCTCGGACCGTTTCTGGTAGGTTTAATGTCTGCGCTAAGGTTGATGATAGGTTACCTAAAATCTTATTAGCACCATTCACACTTTCTAGACGGCGGATAACTTGAACTCCTGCGTTAGTTCTGTCTATAAATGGACGATCTAACGAACTACTCTTGCCAGCCATCTCATTTACAAAGTCTTGCACAGCAATGGTAGCCTTATTCGATATTTTTTCGCCCTGAGCGAGATTGCTATCTGGATCAATGTGTGTACCATTTTTTCTCGCCATATCCATAGCCCTCATCGATGATTCTATTTGCCTACCGCGGGCAATGACCGGCTCCATATGAGTGTTGTACAACATAACATCTGCGTAATATTCAAAAGCCTTGCGCGGGTCTTTTTCGTAATCCATCATACCGCCGTGGCGCTGCTTCTCGTTAGCATTAAACTTATGAGTTGGTTTGAAATCAGCTGATAGTCCTGCTAATGAGGCCGGTATCTCGCCTCGGGCTTGGCTTTCTATGTCTCCCTTAATACCTACTGGTGAAGCGGCTAGCAGCTTATCTACGGCGCGGCCTAGCATGCCGCTACGTTTCTCGATATGAGGCATGTAGTTTTTAAGGTATGGGACTTCATCTTTACCATACATTCGCCTAATCTCATTCAGGTTCTCAATCATTGAATCATAGTTTTCTCGCATAAACTGATCGTATTCTTTAACGCGGGCAGCCGCCTGTTCGCCATATTTTTTAGCGAATGCCGTTTGCATGCTTTCATCAGCAGCACCTACTGGGAATTTACCTTCGGTGTACATTCCCACATCTTCCCAGAACTTCTTTTCATTCTTAAATCGCGGTCGAGCTTTATCTACATACTTAGCTATTGCCTTGTGTTTACTTATGATATTTTCAACTGCATCAGCATAGCTAGCGTATGCCTCGGTCTTTTGATAGTACAAGTCCTTGAGTAGCTTCTGTCCAAGTTCGTCTTTAACGTTTTTCTCAACTAAGCGATTAAAGTTATCTGTTATGCCGCCTTTACTTTTATCTAGGGCGCTTGTCAGGTGATCAGCTTCTATTACATCGAACTTACCGTTGGTTTGATGAACAACTCCAAACGGTGTTACCTGAATGTAGTTACCTTCAATTACACCTGTTTTTGGGTTACGTACAAAACCACCGTCAATTGAATGTTCGCCAACCAGAGGGACGACCGCAACCCCACCAGCACTATCAGGATTCTTGTAGGCCATAAATTCCTGGACCTCACCGTCTTGTTTAGCAGCCTTTAAGGCTTCCTGAATTATTTGATCTCTATTAACCTTGTCTATCTTTTTGGTCTGACTTTTCCATATGTAAGCAGCTCGTGAGGTTGGCATCCAGTCGCCATATTCTCCATCATCACCAACATAGCGGCGTTCAAAACTTATAAAATGTTTTTTACCGTCTCTAGTGCGTTTGGTGTGTTGGCGATATTCATACATACCATCTCTAAACGCTCTATTCCAAGTGTCATTTATACCAGGCTTGGTCTGTTCATATAAATTTCCCTTAGTTAGTAGGTGTTCTTCCTCCATTGGTACGTTCTTGAACTCTTGTGTTTGGTTTTGTTTTAATGGTTGAGATTCAACAGTTTCATGCAGGCTTCTTCTGTCGGCTTGTGTTAAAGGATGTTGTGCACTAGGGGGTTTAGAGTCTGTAGAAGTTTCCTGTATTTTATGTGTAATAGAGTTTGGATCATTAGTATTCTCTGGTGTAACATTAATACCCAAGTTTCCATTTTCATCTTGAGAGTATTCAAGGGATACTGAATTAGTACCCCAAACATCTTGAACAGATGGACGAGGTTTATCATAAAAGGAGTCGTCTTCTTCTAATTTATAACGGTTATCATTATTGACATTTTGAGGAGTGTTTGGTATACTATCGTTGAACCCGTTGTCTGGGTCGCTAGAGGACCGTTCAGGACGTGAAGGTTGTCGGCCGGATTCATCCGCAGCAACAGCCCCCTCTGGGGAATAAGACATAGCAGGCTTGTCGTTTGGCAAGTCTTTGTTTATGTTAAAGTATGTTACCAGATTAAAATCCCTACCGCTATATTCAAGCTCGGCAACGATACGATGATGGTTATCTAATTGCCGTTCAAATACCATGCGCTTACCAGTCCTACCAGTACCTGACATATATACTACATCAGGGTCTGAGAATACATGAGGTAGAGCTCTAATGTCTGCTTCCGTTAGAGGGTTAGCGTCTGCGCCGTTCTTACCTAATCCCGTAAGGTGTCCACTGTTTCGCAAATGATTTACGGCATTCTTATTTATAATTAACCGGGCTTTTTTATTAAAGTCAGTTGAGCGTAATGCTTCTGCTACTTTTCTAGCACCATCTTCAGATAATTGACCAACAACGGACTTGATTTGCTTGCCCCGTCGGACAGAATTGAAGGACCTAACAGCCCGCTCGCTTACATCAGAGTCAAGACTCATTGTTTTAATCCGACCATCACCACCTGGTACCTGTTGAAGATTACGGAACTTCCCCGTCTCCATCTGGGCATAGAACTGTTTGATGACATCTTGCTTACCAATAAGCCCTCTTATGGCTTCGGTGATGCGGTCATATACCGCCAGGACCTTTTGAGGAATACCTAACCTAGCGCCTAGACGCACTTTATCTTCACCGTTTAGTCTTCCATGGTAGTATTCACTAAAACCATCAGCCAGTTGCTCTTCAGCCAGCAGGTTGATATCATTGCCGTATTGCCTGCCATATTTATTTAGAAGGTAATCGTCGCCGTAAGCTTGGCGGATTGAGTTCAGCAGTTCTGGCTTGTTTCCTGTACGTGCTAGTAGCTTATGTCCTAGTTCATGGTTGAGAGTGTCTTCAGATAGTCTGTTCAGGTCGATAGTATCACTATCTGGCAGGTAATAGCCAGCAGCTTTCCTCTGCATTTCATTTTGCCACTCATTGAATACAAGGCGCTCATCGCCTGTAAGATCAAGGTGACGAGCTATTAGGCCACTTTCTTTCTGCACACTATTCACCAGCTCTTGAATGTGTGCTTCTTGCTTCTTGAATTTCACATAATCTCGTACTTTTACATTATTCTCATCAAACACCACATAATTGGTACTCTCTGCCCTACCAAGGTCTCGATTATTAGCATTAAATAGAGAATCTGCCGGATAAATAATTCCGTCGATACCAGCACGATTTAGGAACAGAGAGGTTTCCTTTGGTGTCATATTCCACTCGCTTTGCAACTTGTGATATATGGACGCACCAGATTCATCAGTGTCGAATGGGATTGAATTAGGGTAGCTCTCGGTATCTCTTACGCTAGTTCCCCATTTGTCGGTTAAATTCTCAACAAGAGCTTGTTGTTTTATCTTATGTTTTTGCTCAGAATCAACAGCGTCATACCAACTTAAGAAATCAAAGTCACGACCATCACTACTAGTAAGATCCACGTTATACAAGTTTCTACTATGATCGATATTATTAATTCTTTGATTGATATCTTCCTCGGCAATACGTCTCTTCTCTGAACTATTGCGCACAATCTGTTCTAGTTCGCTAGCAAGATTGTTGTACTTTTCGGATGCTGCTATAAAATCACTATCAAAACCAGTTCCAGCCATCTCGTCTGCCTTTTTGCCATAATACTGACTCTGTTGTCGCAATGAATCAACCTGTCGGGCTAATTCACCTGGTTTTATATCGGCTGTAATGTTGTACCCATTCTCAGATAAGAAACGCTGAAGCTCATCGGACATAGCGTCTTTATTTACGTACAGACTATCCCTGAATTCCCCAGAGATTAAGTCATTTTTTATACGCGCACGGTTATTGGTGTTGCCAATATCTGCGTAGTGTTCACCAATCCCTTTATTGTCAGTAAAATATAGACCCCACCCAAAGGACTGATTGCCCTCACCCGAGCCAATATTATCGGTAGAGAATTTATTAAATTTATGCGGTGAGCCGTGATATAGATTTGTTCCATTAGGCACCATTTTATACCTAACATCCTGCATTGCTCGGTTCTGTACGCCTTGGGTGGCTTGTTCGACAAGGTAGTTTTCTAGCCTGCCAGTAGTTTGTCGGCGGGCGGCTATAGCGTTAGTGTCGCCCCGTTGGATATCAGAGATGTTTTGACTAACCGCTTGCTTGAGCGCTGGTGAGGCGTTTGGCATGGTGTTTTGGATCGCCTGGTTAGTGTCTACCGATTGAATAGGGTGGGCTTGGTTATTCTGGTTATTAGCAATATTAACTTCTGCCGCTTGACGGATTGAGTTGTTTTCTGCTGGGCGCCTAAAGAATGATGAGTATCCCGTTTGCTGGTTATTTACAGGGTTTGTCCCTGTGGTTGTCGTGGTTTGAGTTTGCGCCTGCGATTGTTGCTGTGGCTGGATTGACTGCTGAGATTGCTGTTGGTTCTGTCTCTGCAGCAAGGCTTCCTGTTCCAATCTGCCTGGTTTAGTAATATCTACATCATTATTGGTTGCCTGCTGGTTTGAAAAAACCTTATTCCTGGTCGCGTTAATTCCCTTGCCAGCAGTAGCCATCATACCACCACCCAGTGCTCCCAGCGCACCAGCAGAGGCGTGTTGTCGCCAATCGGTATTTAACTTGCCATCATCAGCCAAATCGCCAGCGAATGATTGTATCGTCTCCTCGGCACCTTCTTTTATAGCATCCGAGCCAATATGCTTAGCTGTATCTATAACCTTTTGCTGCCAGGCTTGCTTGGCAATTTGTTTTGCTGACTGTTCAGCAGCTTCTTTACCTCCTTGTTTAAGGACTGATTTAACTAACGTACCGCTACCGCCGAACGGAACACCAAATAAATCAATACCGCCATCGGCAGCAGAGCCGATACGCTGCAAGGCGTTTAGGTCTTCAAATTTCCCTTGGTCATTTACTCTAACACCGCTGATACCTGCTGATATCTTATTTGGAGCTTCCATAACACCCCGTGCCATACCAGATGGTAATTTAGCGCCAAAACGCAGGTAGTCCATAGGGTCATCCCACTGGAAGCCTTGCTGCTTATCTCCTTTGTCTACTGTGTCCTCATATCTTTGAATAGCATCTGTAGCAGGTTTTATTACATTACTGAAGTTCTTTTGGTTCTCTGCACCAAATAATCCGTACTTGCCAAGCGGATTAAGGTAGTCGAAGAATGTTGGTTGTGGTTTTGACGTTTGTGGTTGCACCTGCGGTTGGATCAGTTGCGGTTTAGGCTGCTGAACTGGCTGTTGTGGTTGGATTGGCTTATTAACCGCATTCTGAACCTGTATTTGCTTATTCTGATTATTTGCCCAGTCTTGCTGCCCTTGCGAATTAAATACTTTTGGTGCATCATTTACTGTCACCTGTGGTTTCAACTGGTTATTTTGACTATTTAGATTTAATTGCTGTGTTGCTTGATTGGCTTGCTGGAGAGGATTAGAACTGGGGCTAGGATTGGCATTGGACCCATTTAAAAGGCGCTGGCGATTTTCGACGCCATTCATACCATAGCCAGCATTTAATACTCTATTCGTATTATTTAATTGCGGCTGTATACTATTTTGTTGCACTACCTGCGGCTGAACTTGTTGCTCCTTGCGTCGCTTTTCATCATCATTTATCCAGCCTTTACCAGTGAAGAAGTTACCTAATCTCTGAAAAAAGTCCATATCCTAATCCCCTCCTCGTTATTTACAGATATTGGTTTTGACGTTTACGCTCTTCCTCTTGCTGGAGGCGTGTGTTGTAAATATTGAGCGTCGGGTCGCTACCTGGTGCTGCCGGATTAGATACACCAACCGATGTATCGCCCGCTACCTTGTAGCTGTCGAGGTCTTTTGCATTATATTGAACCTTATTACCAGTGTAGGTATTCTGCTGACGTCCTAGGTTATCAATTTCACCTGATAGAGCATTTGCACGCCCAAGGTCGGCACGTGCGGCATTAGCACCGTTCGCACCCTGTGCGGCAGCCTTTTGGCTCTTCATCTGAGCTAATTGTGTTAATAGATTTTGACGGGTAGTCTGAGATGCCTGGCGGGCTGCGCTATCTTCATTTGCTTTCCAGTCGTTGAGTTTCTTGTCCTCATCAGCATAGTCATTCTTAAACTGACCCCACGTCGTATCGATTTGCTTTTGGTTCTGTGCATAGGTTTGTCCCGCGCCGGCGCGCTCTTGGTTGGCTTGGTTCTGCACTGCGCGTCCTGCTAATTGCATATCCGAGCCAACGGCACCCATGCTACCAAGCGAACGAAGTAGTCCGCGTAATCCGACAGAAGAGCGGTCATTGATGTTATTGATATTAGTACGTCGTTGTTGCTGATTCTGACGGGTCTGATCGTTGAATTGACCTTCAGCACGATTCCATGAACTGCGCAATTCATTTTTCTTGGTATTGTACTGGTTGTTAATATTACCCAAACGTACGCCTAATTGGTTATCTATACGTCCTAGCCCATGCTCAAGCTGACCAATACCTTGATCATATTCTGCGAGCTGAGCAGCACTAGCACGGTTACCTCCGCCATAGTAGCCACCTCCACCACCTCCGCCGTAGTAGCCGAGGTTGAGGTTCTGATTACCAGTATTGCCTTGACCCTGGTTTTGACTGTTCCTCCAGCTGTTATACGAGTTCTGCCACCACGGGTTGACTGAGCGATTGACCGTCGAAGCATTATAGCCATTTGACCGTTGTTCTCGTAAATGCGAACCAATACCTAAAAATCCCCCTTCTCGCCGTCCAGTTAAGAAATTACCATTGATACGCTGATCATCACCGACCACGTTCAAAAGTGCCTGAGCTTCGGCGCGTTTAGCAGCTGATGGGTGATTGTTAGCGTGGTATTGCAGATATTGACGGTATGATGCGTCTCCGTTCATAAGAAAAATCTCCTTTCGTGAGATAAGGAGATTTGGGGTTTGTGCTATATACTAATGTTATTCTGAAATACAAAAATGCTGAACTGCGTATGTTTTGCTATTATCACTGTTGCGACTGATGCCAATCCCAATTTTTGTATATTCTGGGTTCTGTATCGCTTTGCGGTGTGGTTCTGAATTCATCCATTGAGTAAAAGCATCTCTGCTTGTTGCCTCAAAACCAGCCCAGTAAAAATTTTCACTAACCGTACGGCAGCCAGCTTTACTCATTAGGTTAGCCATATCTGGTGAATACCAATTGTTCGTGCCTGGTATATTGTGCTGTTTGTATCCCTTAGCTAACATATCGTCAGCCTTGAGTTGTGCACTCTTCCGAACGTTCTTGTCCATGGATAGCGGTGCTACACCTAAACGTTGACGCTCCTGATTTACTAGTTCCAGTATTTCTTGAGGATCGGCAGGACCGTTATCATACTTATCAAATGCTGGCTTGTATAGTTTCGGATTATTTTCCCTTTCGCGCTTTTGTGCCTCAATAACTCCGGCGTTTGTCCTTGACTCCATGTTAAGAATAGCAGCTCCAAGAGATCCAAAACCAACAAACAGTATGAGTAAAATCGCCAACAGAGCTAGTCTAGCATCTCTGCCGCTTTTAGCTTTAAATAACTTAACCATGGCGATTACAAAAGCGGCTAGCCCAGAACAAAAGCCTAATACTGCAATAGCCACAAGAAATTCAGCTGGTATCTCAGGATTGGTATGCAGCTCAGACATATACGCCCTTTGCCCCATGAAATATCCATCCAGTAGAATACAACCAACAGCGATTAAAGTGAACAAGACAGTAAAAGCCCAGGCTTTCTCGGACTTAACTTCAATCTTTTCAGGCTCTTTTTTCATGCCTCCACACTAGCACAACAGGGGTAATTTGTCAATTACCTACCGTGCCATGGTTCACATGCTATGCCATCACCATCTCGGTCAAGCTCTTCCCTATAGCCGGGTTCACCTTCTCGTATTGACTCTGCACCATTAGCACGGGCTTCAGAACAGTTAGCGTAATACACGTCATTGTCATTGTCGTTGTCTTCGCTCTCATCTGTATCACCAGAATCATAATGTCTACTGCTAGGATTAGTGACTCCTGAAGGGCTACTCTTCCTACTTTGACTATGACCTGCCTGCTTATTACTGGAATTGTCATGATGGGGGCTAAACACGTATACTCCCAGCGCGATTAGTCCTATCACAAATATAAATGCAAGTACGCTAGCGATACCCTCTTTGACGTTTTCACTCATACAGCCACTCGCTTACTCCGCCGTGGTGTGAGCATGCCCCTCTACCAGTAGCGCTGGATTGCCATCCGTCGCGGCAGATTGCTCCAACACGGTAGTGCGTTTGTTGCTGGACTGGTTGCGGTGCTGGCTTTGGCGTACGGACGATAACGTGGTTTACAGGTTGAGCTATAACCTCCACTTTATCTTCATACCCTGGTTTGCTTGGTTTGCAGATTTTCTTGCTACCAACAACGCCTTGCTGTTTTACTGCTTCAGTGTATCCGTATTGACCTGTTTCTCCCTCATACTGTGTTTCAAACGGTATTTCTTCCGTTCTACAGTCTGAATAGGTTACAGGTTGGATTACTGGTGCCGGTGTTGCATGCTGTTGCTGACCATTACCCATTGCTCCAGCAATACCGGCTAATGCGGCAATACCAACAGCGGCGCCAATGACGCCTTTAACGATTTGTGGTTTACTTCCCATTGTGAGGCTCCTTTATTACTAAAATACCTTTAGGATACACCACAAACCCCAAATCTCCAAATTGTGAAACTACTATTAAATTGGATAAGAGTTCTCGTCTGTTGTCTGGTCACTCAGGGGGCCTATTCCTTTGCTCCGTACTGGCTTGGGCGGTTTCGCATTTCTTTAGCGATCACCTCGGATTACTACTTATACAACGCTGCGACGCACGCTTCCTTCTTTTTTGGATGACAACGCGCTCTCGTTTCTTTAGAGTCACACTTCGTGCTTAATTGTAAGGCTATTATAGCATAAGCCAAACAAAAAAACCATTTCGTTCACGTCAACGAAATGGTCTGTATGTTTATGCTGTAGTCGCTATTTGTATCCCATCCGTCGCGAGTAATCATATATTTCATCAGTTATTTTTTCAGCGGCATCTACATCCTCGGCATTGTGAGCTCGGATTAACCTACGACGTAATTCTGTGAGGTGTTTATCTTTTATTTGGCGTAGTATCTTGTTGAATGTGTCATGGGCTAGTCTGCGCTCATGACGGGACTTGAGAGGGTTGTTAAACACCTCATGCAGTCGTTTTAGTTCGCCCTCTCGTGTTCCGTCCATCTGCTTAGCTCCAAGCTTCGGTGACTTCAACCTCTGGGTCAATGTCGTCTAGCGGTTCAAACTCTGCGCTGATTACTCTAATAACCTTTTGCATATTATCGTCATTGACGTTGCCATAGAACTTCCGAGCAATTTCCATATGGCTCATGCCATGGTTGTAAGCGTCGACAATATCCTTTTTAGAGACACTACGACTAACAACCTCGTCGTCTGAGCTAGCTTCCTTAGCGTCAGCGATAATTTTCTCGGCTTCTGCTTTAGCCTGCGCGATAATGTCAGCGGCGCTGGCTTCAGCTTCTTTCTTTGCCGCAGCAATCTGAGCCTCCATGTCGTTTGGAGTTTCCGCTTTAGCCTGCTCTGGTTTCGGTGGAGTTTTCTCTGCCATGTTATTTCCTTTCTTTGGCGGGGCGGTGTGAGCCGCCCCGGTTACCAGCTACTAGTCCTTAGCACCTGTCTTAATGTTGATGATCCACTTTGGATCAAGCACTGCTGCTGCAAACGCTTCAGCCTTCCAACCAACCGTCATGAATTGGTTAAGTGGGTTAGAGGTATCGCCCTTGTCGCTGATCTTGATGATAATCTTCTTCAAGCCGCTACCTGCCAAGTCCACTACGCCGAATGCCTCTTGACCGTGGATGAAGTTTGAGTAAACAGTCTTAGTGCTGCTCTCCTCCATCTGATTGCTCGATGCCTCGATAAAGCGAACTTTATGCAAGCGCCCCAATTCGCCCTTATACAGTTCTGGGCGACCAGTATACTTCTGAGCGTCAACCCATGCAGTATCGCCGGTGATGTTGTAGGCAGTATCTGGACCAACTTTACCCAAGAAATAGCCGTCAGAGTAGACCATCGCGTTGTTTTTCTTCAACGTGCGGACTGCCTTACGAACTTCTGCGACAGTCAAGATGTCGTCATCAGTGATACCAGTTAATGCACTTTTCTTGTTTGCAAACTGAACAGTTGCACCTTGGTGCAGTACGTTGCGAACCAACGCGTCGATTGTCTCACCTGAATTTTGTCCCATCATCTCAATCGTTTCTTTCATTTCACGATCAATTGATGTGTTATACAGCATGCTCGAGACTTTTGTCCACTTACCGTAACCCTTTAGGGTTGCAGTAACCTTGTTACTCTTGATCTCGTCATCTTGCGGGTTTTCACCTTCCACGAGCGGTGTAGTCGCTGGGGCGAATGGTGAACGTTTGGTGAAGGTAACGGTTGTACCGCTATTCTTCTCCAAGGTTTTCTTTTTTGCACCTTCAGCATGAATTGTGCGCGCTTCACTACGCTCCAAGAATGTTTTTTCCAGGTACTGGATCATCTCGGCTGAAAGTGTTGCGGTCGTGTTTGTTGCCATCTTTATAGCCTTTCTTAAACGTCATGTCCCTTTCGGCGAAGATAAGCTTCCATCTCTTTAGTAGACATCTTCTCGAACGGTTTCTCAACTCGGGCACCGCTACCGCGGAAATCACCTGCATCGTTTATCACCGTTCGTTTAATACCCTTGCCTCTCGCCTTATGGAATGACTGATATAGTTGATATATACTCTCTCGCGAGCCAACAATATTGCCAGCGTTATCATAAATGAGCATTCCTTGTAGGAATTCATTCACATCAGCATCAAGCTCTGGATCATATTCATCAGATTCTGGGTCGAACTCTGGAAAATCCTTGAGTGCCCGTTCAGCATCTGACGACATGCCGCTAATTGATGCACTGACTTGGGCTTCGTAAGCCGCTTGTTCTTGAGCTTCCTGCATACCCGCTATCTGCTGCTGTAGCTGCAGGTTTTGCAACACCGCCTTAGCTTCAAATTCAGTGAAGAAATCTCCAGTTTCTGGATTCTCCGTCTGCATAATCTGTTCTAGCGTTGGTATTGGCTGGTTTTGCATTTCAGGTGGTGTTTCCTGATACTGCTGTGCCTGCTCTTGCTCCAACTGTTGACGGGTAGCTCTCGCTTGGTTTCGCTTGGCAACCAATTCACGGATAGCTCGATTATCTTCGTCTAACTCGCGTTCTAGTTGCTCTTGGCGGACTTCCTTGCCCCGTTTTGGCTTCGGGTCGTCGTCTGACTTATCCTCAGATTCTTCCTCTTTGGACTTATCGACTTTGACACGTACCACCTCACCGCTATCTGAGATAACCGCTTTAGTGTTTGACTCGCTCGAAGCCTCAGAGTTTTTCGTTTCAGCTGCCGTCGACTCAGCTTGGGTAGACTCCTGTTCTACCTCGGTATTTACGACTTCTTGGCTTTCCGCTTCTGCTTGCGGCATAGCACCCTCCTTCTCATTACATTATTTTGACGTCGATTACAGGTGACGAACCTGGGCTGCGTGAGATGCGCTCCTCTGGTCAGCTACTAGCGAGGATTAGCCAACCAAAGCAACACACCTCCCTAAATGGGATCGATGATACTTTCCAATACACTCCTTTCCTCTCGTAAAATCCGTACAACTTCCTTATGGGCCAGCATGTAAATCGATAACTGCTCTTTGTCGGTAACAGCTTCATTCGGGATAGCATCAAGTGATTTGTAATAATCAATCCGCTCGTTCCATCGGTCTATAATTTGCTGCAACTTATTCAGCTCCTTAGCTACAACAGCATTTTCCTCTTCCTTGGCTTTTTCGCGCTGCTCATCCATGTCAGCATTTGGCACAAAGTACTCAGTGCTGCGTGGGTACAGATTGTCTTCCATTATTCATCCTCCTCTTTCTGGATAACGCCCATAATGGAGGCGATTATCTCTTCCTCGGTAAAACCTTTTTCAACCATGCTTGGCACCTCTGCGATTAAGTCTTCAGGGGTACCTATCTGACGCAATTCATCTACAATGCTTGGCTCTACATCTTCTTGTGGCTCTACGGGGTTTTCAGCAACCTGCACCCCATCTTCTACGGGCTGTTCGGCCGTTTCTTCTGCGGCTGTTTCATCAGTAGCAGGAATTGCGGTTTGAGTTTGTGCCTCCTGCATTTCTTCTTCAGTAACTTTTAGCTCGTCTAGTCCATCAATGCCAGAGTTAGTAACAATAGCGTTCCATGCCGCCAACTTCTTTTTGATTGGTACGACCTGATTGAGTGATTGGCTTGAGTCTAATGTCTGAATGAGGGTTTTCAGTGCATCAAGCTGTGCCGCTTCACTGTTGACTTTGGTGGTTGAGGCGTCAATCTTAAACTTCAATACGCCTTGTACTTTAGAGAAATCAATAGTTGCTACGTTATTTTCGTCTAGTTCAATGCCGTCCAGACTGTGACCATCACGCTCCAATGTTCGCAGCTTCTCAGCCGTCTCATCATCAAGCTGCATTTTCTCCACTCCGCTACGCTCAGCAAAGTAGAGGTTAATAGCTGTCTCGCTCCATTCTTCAAAGAATGCTTCAAAACCTTTGCGGAGGGCGTTATCATCAATGGATAATTGTGCTTGTTGAGTCTTGAGTGCTTGTGGGGTTTTACCGAATCCTGGATTGCCGACCTCAGCACTGATTGAGGTGTCTGGGCTATTGACCAGGTTGAGCATTTGCGACTTCTGTAAACCGTACAGGTTCGGGTATTCGCGTAAGGCCGTCGTGTCAATATTCATAACTTCAATACGTGCATTTGGGTCTGGTATCTTATTCAGGGCGTTAGGCCCAAAGTTCAATCGCCTCTCGTTCACATTACCGTAAACATTAGTAGTAGGTTGCAAGGCGATAGCACGGTTGTACTGGTAGGCTTGCATATCGCCATCGATGAGGTTTTGCAGAGGACCGATAAGCTCCAGTACGCTACGACCAAGAGGGTTTGCACCATCGGCGTCATAGAAATACCAAGATATAGGTATCTTACCGCGCGGGTCTTTATTTTGCTTGCGTCGCACAATCTTTTCAGTAGTAGGATTGAAGGTGTAGAACGTTGCACCAACACCAATCTGAAAACCAGTTACAATTTCAATACCTAATGAGTCAAGCGAACGTTCCTGCTCAGCTTCATTCTGTGCTTTATCATCTTTGCTGATAATAGCTTTCTTGATTTCCTCCAAAGCTTCCAGATCCCATGACGGCTCATATTCTACATTCTCTTCCTTAGCTTTGCGGCGGCGTTCTTTTTCAGCATCAATAAGCTGCTCGACGTCAGCCTCTTGCCACCATGAACGCATGAATACATAGCTGCAATCACTAGCAGATTTCTTACCTGGTTGAATAAAAATATCTCGCCAGGATATGATCAGGTAGTCTGGCAGGAGCTCGTCGTCGTTATATAGCATTGGCGTGTACACACCCTGCGCGCCAAATGTCTCACCGCCCTCTACTGTCATCCAGCTTTTGTGAATCAAGTCATATTCAGTATTGGCGTTAGGCAGAATTTTCTCTAGGTAGACAAACTCGGCGATAATCGGCCATGGACTGTTTTCATCGACAGTACTAACTACACCAGTTGGCAACTGCTGAATCGTACGTCGCGGCGATTTGATGATAATTGAAGATGCTGTGCCGTCGGTAGTCTTCGGAAATGCCTTCGGGATTTTTGGGTGTGGCTTATTTCGGGCAATGCGAGAAAACTCCGGAAACGGCTTGGTTAGCAGTTCGGTCTGCTCTTTAGCAGTACCGTATAGGTCAAAGATATTTTTCTCTGTTAGAAAAGAAAAAGCCACTGATTACTCCAAAGATTACTGTTATTTGCAGTAAACTCTGGTTGTTTTCAGTGGTTTACGCTTGTATTATATCACAATTATGTTTATTGGGGAAATGTCCCTTGCTATGCTCTGATTCTCGTATATTCAAAGACAACATCGAATGAGCCTTTGTATAACATTTTTGCTCGGCCGTCATAGCGGATTGACGGATTAACTAGTCCCTCGTCTTTCTCAATCCGTATCGCTAATTCATCGACCTTGTCCCGCGCCTCCGCCATAGACCCAACACGAAAACGTTCTTCGTAATGCAATTTTGTGCCGATGACACTACTGTTCTGATAGTTTTTCTCAACTTCAACCGTCGTGTTCTCGTTAAGCTGCTTTTTCTCTTTGACTTTGCCAAACTCTGGTACAAATTTTTTCATAATTCCCTCCTTAATTCCATGTTGCCATTACGTCTCTATCCGCAAGCGATTGATTATACGCTTCACCACTGCCGACGTCGTCCTCTGGGCGCTGTGCCAGCTGTACTTGATATGCTAATGAATCGCTTGCATCATCGTTGGTGGCTTTTGGAAACATACTAAGCTCGTCTTCTAGGTCTTTACAGAAATTTGTATCACCGTGTTTAATATGGTAAATGCCGCCACGTTCGTATCGTGGAACTAGAGCTTCAATTCTCAATGCCTTGTTATGTCCGCCGTGCTTCAGTAGCTCGACATCTATGTAGACACCACGCCGCAACATCTCCTCATTCCAAACCGACTTCAGGGCTTGAGTGAACTGGTTGTCCTCGATGCCAATCTTGTGTAGGTTATACCGCTTCCAGTTCGTAAACATAAGATCAACCAGGTCTGTTGCTGATAGTTTTGTCCGATAACATATCACGTTCCATTTGCCTTCACGATCGATAAAGTTGAGGGTGATACCAATATAGTCAGTACCCTGCTTCACGTCATCCGCACCTCGCGGGTCAATGGTCATGACGTTGTAGGTATCAAGTTGCAACACCTTACTGAATTCGCGGTATTTGTACCACGCCTGCTTGAACTTGCGGTTCTCTTCGTCAATTGGGTTTTGCTGATAAAGTGCCGAGAACTCGTAACTGCCCATCTCAGCACGCTTTTTTAACAGTTTCTCAAGCGAAAACTTTGCTGGCCATAGTGCCTCACCTGCTTTGCGATGTTCGTCGTCTTCAGTGGCGATAGCCTTGTATTCAATGATTTTCCAGTCGTCGTATGGTTCGCCGCGCAGTCTCGCTTCACGTGAGGCTTGTATCACGCGCCCCGCTAAATCGTCATCATGCCAACGCGTAAGAATAAATACGACCATCGAATTACCTTCTTCTCGTGTAGAGAATGTTGATTTATACCAGCCGTCACGGGCTTCACGGATTACAGGACTGTCTGCCTCTTCTCGGTTCTTAAACGGATCGTCAATAATGCCAATCTTGAAGCCTCGTCCGGTCAATGCACCACCAACACCAACTGCGGTGTATCCGCCGCCTTCCTTGGTGATCCAACGACCTTTCGCACGGGCATCCGCACGCAGTCGTGTTGAGAACATTGCGTTATATATGCTTGACTGCATAATGTCTCTGGTTTTTTGGCCGAAATCACTAGCCAGCTCTGCTGAGTAGGATGAAACTACAATTGGAATGCTTGGCGATTTTCCTAAAACCCACGATGAAAACTTCTGCGTTGCCATATCGCTTTTACCGTGCCGTGGAGGCATGAATATCATCAGACGGACATCTTCTCCGGTCATCAAGCGTCTGTAGCCGTGCTCCAGCTCTTTGGCAATTTCAGCATGAAACCATTCCAGCTGATATTTCGGATCAATAGCAATACAGTACTCAGCAAACGAACCATTCTCGGCAATCTCTCTAAGAATCCCGATTGTCTGCTCTTGCTCTGAGAAGCTGTTCGGCTTGGCTCGCACTGAGAGAAACTCCTATGTCGTTACCGTTTGTTGTCATGTCCAGTTTGTCGCCGTAAACTTTCGGATTTAGCTTAGACATCAGCCACTTGCGCGTATCAATTCTCAAACGCGATCGCTGTATATTTTCACCATTCAGTTTATAGCCTGTCAGCTCGTCAGATTCATCATGCTGCTCCATATAATCATTGGTAGCGTCGTCAGCAATCTCCAGGATTTCTTCAGCATGCATATACGATCGCTCCTCACACGCGTGCGCGTACTGCTCACTAAACTTATCATTTTCTCGCAGCCAGCGAAAAAATGTCTGCATTGAGATCATATCCTTTTTTGAACAAATAGAACGGACCGATTGTCCTTGGGCAATCATCTGACAGATTTTATCTGCAAGTTTATTTGTATACTTCGAAGGACGTCCAACCCTCTTTGGTGGACGTTTAGGTGGTGCTTTATGAGTGGATTGGTCTTTAGTTTTAGTGGTTTTTGCCACTTAATATTCCTCGCGGTGGAATATTTAAACTAGAGGACCTTTACTAGTTTCGATTATATAATATTGTTGGCAATTTAGTAAATAATCTTTCAAAAATCCCTAAGAATATTTACAAAAGGTATTGACGTTTGGCACTACTTTTGCTATACTAAAGACAGTCAAGAAGGAAGCGGCGCAAACAAATCACAAGGCGCGACAGCACAACACTCTGACTAGCGACTAAACTAACTTTCTCGAAAGGAGAAACACAATGGCAAAAATAATAGGTGAATACACGAAAACGGTTCACATCGTTGTTTATACATATTCTGGCACAGAAGTAAGAGAAGCGGTGATCGTTGATAAGCACACTATCGCAGTTATGGGTGACCGACCAATAAAACATCTTGTGACAGCAACTCTACAGAATCTAAAAGACTTAGGTATATTAGAAGGACCATGCCGCTGGATTAACCTTAAGAGAAAACAGTAGTAAATATTGCCTCGCCGGCGGCATCGTAGCCGGCAGGAAGGTCAAATGAAAAAAACTAAGCATATCTACGTCAAAATATCAGAGAGTGATCACCAGCAAATCGTCAAGCGAGCAACAGAGCTTAATTTGACTATCAGCGAGTATATTCGACGGTTGGTTCTGGTAGATATTGCGAAAGCTGAAAAATAGTGCTAAACTACGAGTGCTAGTTTAGTCGCTAGTAAAAGACCGCTGATTTAGTTTAGCGGTCTTTATTTTTTGTCGACTATTCTTCAAAACAGCTTGACAAATCATCTTAATTGATATAATCTCTGAATACTAGAGCCTTAGTTGAGAATCCCGTTACCAGTTATCTGGTGCGGGATTTTTACGTCCCAATGTATAAAATAGTACTTTTGCGAGGGTAATTAGTGGATGGTAATAAGGATTCTGAAAAACGTGTCAAGACCTTGCGTAAGCGACTTGGCGCGGCATCAGATTTAATAAAGGACGATGCGTACTTGCCCCTTTTTAGGAATCGGCAGATACGCTATCCGAAAGAATTTGAAGAAAGTATAGCTCAAGCCCAGCGCAAGAAACACCCAGACCGCTGGTTTGCTAAGGTGTGGTCATGCGCTAATACGTTTGATTCTCTTAAAATGTTAGCTAAATATGTGGCACGCAAAGTGGCAGAATGCGCCAAGAAAGTACACGACGAAAAGCTAAAGAAACAGATGAAGCGAATCAATCCAAATGGATTATTAAAGCTGGCTGAAATTAAAAAACAGCGTAAATCAGTAGCTGGTAATTTACTGCTGTAGTTTTTTCTGATCATCTTTCTGGACACGGCGACGACAGTGTGTTTCTTGCTGTCTGACCTCTGTTTTTATATAACAAAATGCTTATATTTTCAAATAATAAGACTTTGTCACACTGAATCCTCGCCGATTCTTGTATTATTTTTTAAGAAAGGTGGGTATTAAGCATGATTTTTATATTTTTTAGCCAATAAACAGCTCTATAAAGAACTATTTTAGTAAATCTTTCATTATAACGATCTTTATAAAGAGACCAGTGGAGTTTTTTATGATAAATAATATTTCAGATTGCTTTAGTGACTTTTTGCGAGACGAAGTCATATTATGCGACAGGAGTAGCAAAACCATAGAGCGTTACCAATGCTTTTGCAGACTACTGATCAATTTCTTAGGAAACAAACCTATCAATTCCGTATCTCTAGAAGATACAAGAAAATGGCGTGAGATGCTCTACTCATACCAGAAGCCAGATACTGTCAGAGGCTATATAGTTTGCCTCAAGTGTTTTTTCAAATACTGCCAGCGCAAGGGTCGTCAGCTATTATTCGACACCGAAGACATTAAGATACCTAAGCGTGAAAAACGCACCCTAGACATTCCAACCGAAGATGAAGTTGAAGATTTTATTTCCGTCCTAGCCATGAAGCGACGCGGCTATTGTAATGCTAATAGGCTGCGTAATATTGCCATTGGTAGACTGATCTTCTCATCAGGTGTACGCGTTAGCGAGGTGTGCTCTCTGAATCGTAATTCTATTAAGAATCGCCAGTTCACTATCGTTGGTAAAAGCCGAGACTCACGGATATGTTTTATTGATTCTCAGACCGAAAAGTGTATCGCAGACTACTTAAAGATTCGCACCGACAATAATCCAGCATTATTCATTTCATACCAAACCGAAAAGAGAATGACACCAGGCAACGTCCGTAATGCGTTTGAGGCAGCTTGCGCTCGCTCTGATGGACAATTCGTTGGCATTAGACCGCACGCCCTGCGTCATAGCTTTGCTACCAAGATATTGAATAGGCGCGTAGATTTACGCTACATTGGCGACCTTATGGGACATGCCGATCTAAACACTACTAAGGTGTATACGCACTATACCAATCCTCAATTACGCGCTATTTACGACAGAGCGCACGGCGAAATATAAGGGACAATTACATAAAACCTCTGCTGCTTATTGACATAAGCGGCTTTGTTTGCTATACTAAGCTCATGATCGAAAGATAGAACATTACATTGTAAACGTAGATAGGCTTAGAAAACAAGCATCTATTTACAAGAGCATGTATTGTTTATATGCGGGTATATTTCAGTTGTTAGAGCGCTTCCTTGCCATGGAAGAGGCCAGGAGTTAGAGTCTCCTAACCCGCACCATGAAAGACTTTTCAAGCTCTGAAAGGTCTTTTTTGTTTGTGGCTAATCTGTAAAGTACACTAATTTCGGGAGTGTAAACATTTTCATTTTCATCAACCCAGAATCCAGCAGGAATTAATAATTGTTTACACTGGAGCAGTTTGTCTTTAGGCAGTTGCAAGAAGTGTCGCTACATTTGCAGTATCTTATATCGTCTCAGAAGCCTTTGATAGAGAAGTATTCTCGTCATCTGTATTCTTTTCCATAGACAAAAGAATGAAGTTTGACATTATATGCTCAATATAATTTGTTATCTCTCTTACGTTACTCAATTTACATAGAAGGGGCATAAATCGCCCTATTTCATTTATATCAATGGCTTGTCGCATGTCCTTAGGGTAAGAGTTATAGAGTTCATTGATCTTTCTTTTAATGATAGTAGCTTTCGTTGCTTGGTCGAGTGGTGAGTACTTTATAAATGCCGAGAACCGTGAGCAAAGCGGTTCTCCAAGATGTTGCCGTATTTCTTGTGGCGAGGAATAATTTGACGTGCAAACTATAAGCGCATTTGTCATATCTACACGGTAGTTCTTATCGACAAAGACACCTTCATCGAATAGCTGATAAAACGCACTATGGAAAGTAACTCCAGTCTTGTCAAATTCGTCAAAGATAACCACGTTGGACTGTCGCTCAAGTAAATCTGCGGCGAACGACCTATTGTTGACTCTTGAGCCGTAAAGATACTCTGCCAGGGAGCCTGTCTGAAGCATTGAAAATTGTATACGACTAGCCTCTCCGCCAAGAGCCTTGGCGACTATTTTTGCAGATTCAGTTTTTCCCACACCCGTTGGTCCATAAAGCATAACAACCACAGGCTTTTTCTCTGTATTCATCAAAGACACCAGGCAACGCGAAAGAGATTGAACAGCTTCATCTTGTCCAACAATAGCACTCTCTAGGCTGCTAGAAACCTTCTTTACGAGATCTAGGCTAATAGATTTGTATGAGTAATTATGCTCAGTGGTTGACTCATCTCCAAATAACAATTTAGCCTGCTCGACAAGCAATTTCGGAGGATTGACGACATAAACTTTTTGTAGATTTGTTTCTAAGACATTTCTCCATAGAGAGTTTATGAAGTTATCTTTTACACCAAAGAGCTCCTCAGGCCAAACTATAAGGGCTTCTTCTTCAAAATTGAGAAGATCTTTGTTATACAATAGTCGTGCGGTATCAAGCCTTGAGGCAAGTTGTAGCAGTGTTATGTGCGAGCTGACTGAGCTAAGGTCGTAAGCTTCGTCAAGCTTATCACCTGGACCGTAGAAAAAATTAACCTTCACAGCTCCTTTAGTTTGTTGCATCATTGAATACACCAGCTAAAATAATATCGTAGACGTCTAACTTCTCGCTACCTGGAGCAGCTCCTGTATACCCTGTGCTTTTAAGGAGGCTGTTAAGTTCATCTTGCGTGTCGACGTGGCTGTTCGTCAGATCTAACCCTAGAGAGCGAAGCGTTGAAGTATCTGTTGCACCCACTTTCACGCCATAGTATTGGAGATCCATATTAATAATGTCTGCAAGGCGGTAGTTATTTCGGAATGATGTACTATTGAAGCGAAGAATTGCACTAGTCTTACCGTCCTTTACGGCATTACATTCGAGGTATCCTTGCAAATTATTTAGTACAGAGCCGAACTTTGACACCTCCATTCCCATTCCTTGTTGGTCCATAGGAAGATTACCGCTCGCAGCATCCGTAATCGCCGTATAGATTGTTAGACGAGTTTCTTGTGTTAGTTGAATGTCATAGCCTGAGAGACGCTCGACACCTTTTTCTTGTTCGGATTTTTCAATGAAATCGGTGAGTATGGTGTTAGATATGGTGCTTCGCACAATCTTCTGTGCTTCTGCAGAAGCGTGAATATCGGCATTGAGTCGAAACATCGAAAGTAGTTTTGGCGTTTTTGCCGAAGCTTCCGTAGATACACCTACTTCACCTTTGCTTTCATTTTCCATCTCTCGTGTATAGCGACCCTTGTCTCGTATTTCAACAAAATCGAGGGCGGTTTTCTCATCGAAATATACTATTTTTGTCAACTTACTTTTAGTCATTATCTCCTCCGCGCTTACTTATTCTAATTATACCGTATCTATTAGTTGACTGGAATTGCCTTGCAGTGTTTGCCTAGTTGGAAAGTGAACTGAATAACCTATTCAAGTTAATTGGCGGTAGATTAAATCAACTAGGGATGGTGATCACTCTTGCGATGTCTTTCGGACAAAAGCTATAGATATACATCGATCTTATTAGATTCGCGGATCCAGGGAGCCAAGCATGCAAATTGGCCGTTAGTTGCAGAAGATGACTATATGTTCAGTTTGTTTGATGAGACTGGTGATTTGCCTCGAATTAAAGGACAGGCTGGAAGGGGTGCAGGGCACACTTGCACAATGTAACCAACGTAGCAACCGTATACCTGGAATATCTCAAGAGTCTATGGTAACTAGTGTAAGTCTACTATCGGGTATATATCAATCTCTCGCCGTAGATATCTAGAGTAATCGGAATAGAGAATATCCTCCCATCTACAGATTTCAGCCTCTACTTCGTGTAAACATTCCATATCACCCCGCACCATAATTTTATATTTTTATGATAGACGCAATAATTGGTTTATCTTACATTAAAATATTAATAGCACTAGTCATATAAGTCTAAATTTAAAAACCTGATATAAAATCAGGATTTTTATCAATGATGGTGGCTCCTCCCAGACTTGAACTGGGGACACAAGGCTCTT